AATACTTGCGTTCATTTTGTCCGCATCGCTCAGACTGGCTTCATAGAATTCGAGCTTTGCCGCCGCGTCCCGGACGGACTTCATCAACTCGAGCCGGCGCCCAAAGGACATGCGCTCTACCACGTAGCTCACTCCAGGACATTTCTGCGATTCAGTCCTTACCGCGCTCTCGTAGTTCATCGTACTCATGCGAACGCCACCGCTATTTCATCGTCGGTGGTGCCCTGCGCTCGTGATTTCTGGAATCGCCACTGCAGTCTGCGGTCGCTGTCGTTAAACTCCGGGAGTTCCGGAACTACGCTCTTAAGATAAACACCGAATAGCTGTCCGGTCGCTTGGCCGAGCTGGAGCATCACACTGATCGGCGAGCGTTGCCGGGCGGCCTGGTACAGCCCCGCCGTCGCAGCATCGTCCTTTTCGAATAGGGAAAGGTCGAGCAACACGGAGCGAACTCCAGGTGAAATCGCCATTGGTGTCGAGGATCCGAACTCATGGCCTCGCGTGTCCAGGTCGTTGGCAACCTGCAGGGACGCGTCCGTGACAGTTAGAAACTGTTGAGCGCTGGCGCCGAGCCACACTTGCCCAAGATTGCCGGGGACCACCGCAAGATCGAAACTTCCGAGGCCGGGCTCCACCGGAAAGGCATTCATTCCGCCTTCTCCGCTTGCGAAGCTGCTGCTGTCGAGAATGTCTTTTGCCATGCCCTCGAATTCGAACTCGTGATAGTCGCTATTCACCGTTACCGACATCTTGTCCACGGCCGCTCCGACAAGAATTCGCTGCAATGCCGTGCTCGGGCTCCAATAGTCGAACACGCTTACCGAGGGAAGTTCTGTCGCGGGCAGATAGGTAATCGTTGCCGTAAGTTGCGCGCCGGCGCTTGGCTGTGTCGTGAATGGAGCGTTGATGATTATATTAGAAGGGTCGACGACGCTTGCCACGAAGCGAATTTCCCCGTTGAAACTGACCGCTTGATTGGCCGATAGTCCATGAGGAGCGGCGAAACTGATCTGTGAATTATTCGACGCACCTGCCACCCCTCCTGTCGTTACCAACGGATTGGCTCCCAAGGCAGCTTGCACAAGAGGCCCACATCCGGGTTGACGTGTCCCGCCCGCCCACGAACCCATATATGTCTTCAAGTCAAACGTGGTCTTACGCCGCGCGCCGGCTGGCGTGCCCCCGAATGTTCTGCTGCCGGTTTTATCTTTACGCGCAGCCAGCTCCTGCTGCTGCCTGGCCGTCAGCTTCACAGCGGAAAAGCGGTTCGCGGAAGTGATCGTTGGGGCCTGTCCATATGCGGATTCAAGTCCGCAGTAAAAACGATTTGCGTTCGATGAAATATAAGACGACATTCTGTCTCCAGATTGATATTTACTTGCTCACTTCAACGTCGAAGCTGATCTTTGCGGTCTGCAGAAAATTCTTTCCGCCTTGCCGCACAGTCCCATAAACCACTTCATATCCGCCGGCATAAAAAGCGCCATCCTGCCAACTGCCTCGCGCGCCATCCAAAACGCGGCATGCGGCATCGGCGTAGCGCTCGACTTTTCGCTCGAGCCCCTCTAGCCGGTCCTGGGAGCACCTCACTTCGATCACTAATCGGGCTTTCCCGGAAAAAGTCCTGAACTTTTCCTTGAGCGAATTTGTCAACTTTTCACAATAGAGATACAGAGCGGGATATTGAACTTGAAGGCTCCGCTCCGCGAGGTCCGGCGCTGTGTTTTGAACGCTCACTGACCGAACGTCGCCAGTAAAGGAGACGCCATCGTCCTGCGCGATCAACTGCAATTGGCTATCGATCCCCTCGTCCGAAGTCAGAAGACCGAATAGGTAACCGGTAAGGGAAGAGCTGATGTTCGCCATGTCAGCCCCTTTGGATCAGCCGCGGCAACGCGCGAATCAGGTTGGGCTTTTGGCCATCCCCTGGCGTCTCTCCACTTGAAACGGCTGTTGATGGATAGAAGATCCAGTCTTCATCTGTCGATATGGATGATTCGTTCTGCAGATACATGCTCTCCGGATTAACGCCCACGTAAACGTTCCATCCCAAGGCGTTCGCCGGCGGCGAGACCAACTGCACGTCCACCGCATTCCCGTCCGCCACCTGAATTGATTCCGCCACCGAGCTCGCGCTCTCTTCGCCCGAGGCGTTCAATAAGGAAATGGCGAAATAAAAGGTGCCGCCGGTCTCTGTCGCGGGAGTCGGCGTGAGTATCGGACTGTTGGGTCTCGAAAGGGGATCCAGAACAAGCCCGATACCGACTTCCTGCAACCGGGTTCTAGCTGAACCTGCGAGTTTCTGAAACTGGTCCCACTTCGCCTGAAACCGATCATTCAACTGGTTAAAATAAGCATCGCGATATACCAGAGCCAGTGTTTGCCACGTGTGCCACATCTTTAGCGCGGGCGTCACCGCCAGGTGGCTAAGGCTCAGTTTTGGCTGGCCGTAATACGGCGTGTATAGGGACCGCTGTCTTTCAAAAAGCGCGGCTAGTTCCACTGCAATCTCGTCATGCGCCAATCGTAACTTGATCGTTGTGTTGATCTGCTCGGTCCGGCAAACTTCGAGTAGGCCCGAATCCTGGTTGGTCAAGTCTTCAATGCTTGAGGGCGTTCCGTCAATGAAAAGGGCCATGTTTCTACTACTCCTTTGACCCTTTGCCGCCGCTTCTTGCGGGTATCACAACGAACTGCATCCGGTTTGCTGCTGCCGCTTGGTCCGCGGCAGATTTGGCTTCCCGATTTTGCTCATGGAATGCCTCGGATTCTTCGAGACTGGCCGCCCGCGCTCGATTTTCGATAATCTGCCGGGCTGCCGTAAGGCGCGCCACCTCTGTCATGACTCCGGCTTTCCCGCCGTCGGGAGTCTCCAGACTGACCACCACCACGAATGGGCCCGGTAACTCGCGTTCAACTTCGCGCAACTTCTTGTAATAAGCTCTGAGATCCATTAATCCTCCAGGAATGAAAATGGGGACCGCTGGCCTCTTCGGCCTCGGTCCCCGAGTGTGTGAATAGTTGGCGTTCGGTAACTAGCAGGTTACTTGAACGCCGAAGTTGTTCCGCAACACCGCGGCTCCGTACAGCACATCCACGGTGAATTGCTGAGCCAGGGTGTTTGGTTGGTAGCTCATGGTCACGCGCATGCCGAAGCTGCCGAGCTCGGCGTATTCCGCGATCGCACCGGTGCCTGGCAGGGGCTGAGGAAGCCGCCGCACTACTAGGCCGATGCCGTTCTTCGCGAACGCCAGGTTGTGGGTCGCCACCGGCGAGCTGCCCGTCTTCGAAACGAACTGAGAACGGAAAACGTAGAAATCTTTGATCTTTCCGATTGTCCCGTCAACCAGTGTCCGCAAGCCCGCCTCGCCTGCTGTCTGATATTCACTGAATCGGGGAATCTGCCGAAGCTGCGAATATGTGCTCGAGTCGACCACCAGATACTTCGGTTCGCTCGAGGGCAGCTTCGCGTCGAACAGCGCGGATTCCGCCGAGTCGAGCAAAGCCTCCGTGATCGGCGTTCCCGCCGTGCCGACCGGGCTGTTCGCGGTGAAACCAGCGTACAAACCCAGCAGGTCTGATTCGATCCTTTCCGCAATCGCGACCACCGCCGGCTCCATATAAACTTTGAGCAGGTCGGGTACGGCCAGGACCTTGGTGATGTCCGGAATCTGGAAAGTAGCTTCCGCGTGCGTATTCAGGACAATCTGGGCATTTCCCAGACTCGGATTCTGTGTCTGGACCGTGCCGCCCTCGGCGATGTTATTCGCGACAAGCGTCGGCGGAATCGGAATGTTCACCGTGTCTCCGGCTTGTGCCAGGGTCGGTTCGTAGTCGCGATTCACAAGGTTACCCATGACAAGGTTCCCGACCAGGGCGGGCAAAGCATCGGCCGCCACGAGTTTCACGATCGCATTCGCTACATTTGCTGAAGTAATTATTGGCATGTGTGTTTTGTCTTTGTATTAACGATTCGCAAGAAATGCTGGCCTCTTGCTTTGTCCTACGTGCTCCTGAGCGTCTGTGAAGCTACCCGTAAGATTTCTTGGCGGACCCGCTCTAGCTCAGCCTTGTCCATTGACGGGCTGATCTTGTCTAGGTCCACTGCACTGTGGGTTGGAACCGGGGCCTTGTAATTGCCGGTCATCCCGGAACCGCCGCTGATTCGCGCCGGCAAAAACTCAGGATTCTCGGCGACAAATCCTGTCAGGTATTCCTTCGCCGGAACCTCCCCGCCATCTACCTTCGCTAGAAGACGCCCGTCTTCTGATCGGAAGATTCCGTCCTGAACTGCTTTGTAGGCGAGATCAATCTTTGCTACGCCAAGTTGCTGAAGTTCGGCCCGGATCGCTGAACTGCGCTCAGCTTCCGACGCGATCTGACGGTTGCGTTTATTCTCCGCAACTACTTCGTTCAGTCGTTTCTCGAGCTGTTCACGTCGGCGGCGCTCCTCCTGGAGTTCCGCCTTGTAAGCCGGCTCCTTTTTCGTCATGTCCTGATGCATGTATTCCTGGACTGCGCGTTGGACAATCGCTTCAATGTCTACTCCCACTGTCTTTCCTGAATCTTCCATGGCTCTCCTTGTTAATGGGCCGGCAAATCGCCTGCCGGTCATTCAGACTTGTTAGCTCTTCGGCGCAAAAGACGCGTCGATCTCCGACGAGATTTGGTTCTTTAGTTCCTGGCGAACGTCGCAGAGATACTTCAGCGCCACGCGCTTGAAGAGTTGTTTTTTAAACGTCTCGGACTCGATCCCAAGATCCAGTAGCTTCTTGGCATCGTCAAGTTCGGTACTGAAATCGCCGATGTCGAACTCGTCGAGTCCTGACACGTCCAATGTGAGTCCATCGAGGCGTGCCGCGTTGATTGCTTCGAGCACCTGTCTCATGGACTCTTTCACTACGTCGCCGTAGGTGCGCAGAATCTCCTGGGTCACGCCGAAATCACGCTGCTTGCTAATGCCGGACTGCACAGTTGCTACTTGGCTGCCGGCCGCCTGGGTCATTTGATAACAGACCCGGTAGATCTCATCTTTCAAACGTTCCAGATTGTCTGCGGCGATCTGGTAAACGTGGCCCTCCGGCTCCGTCCATCCAAATCGGTCTCCCGGGCCGAGCTGGATGTAGTACGAGTCGCCTACGATCTGGTTCCATTCCCGATCTGAGTACACCACGGGCGTTGCGAACAAACCCATCGTCAGCGCCCAGGAAAGAGCGTTCGACTTGTTAAAATGTTCCAATTGAAGCAACGCGGCTTTGTTCATCAACCAAAGCCCGTTACTTACCTGCATTACGAACAGCGGTACTCGGTGCTGGTCCGCCAGACCGTGCCGGCCTTCGTCCACCAACATCGGCGCATTCCCGCCTCCTGGCCGGTTGCTTTCCTGGCGATATACTTTGTAATTCTCACGGTCATAGTAGAGCCACCGGCTCTCGCGTATCCACTCGCCTTGCTCGGGCGACGTTTGGCTCAAGTGCGAAGTCCGGATCACAACCCATTCGAACTGCCCGGAGTCGTCTAAGCTCCAGTTAATCAACTCTTCGGGAGAGTACTCCGTAAGATACGCTCGTGATTTTCCGAGTGCATCTTCCTCCGCCCTTGTCTTTGCAGCTCCCGGTACTCGTGGAAAATCGAGGGCGATGTATGTCTTTCCGTAAAC